CCCTGTGGAACATATCCATCCAGGAAGACCTGTAAAGCCGATGCTGGATTTGCAAGAACCACATTCTTGGTCACATAGAAGAATCTATTAGGATCATTTCTTGTATTATTGACTCTAGGATCAGTAGAATAGTCTGAAACAGGTTCATCAATTCTATTTGTAGTGAAAATTACAGAAGCCTGGTTAAGATCAACAGCAGGTGAGATTCTTGTATCCTCGGATATTAGATCCAAGTTCATTGTGAATGACTTGTTACCAGGAAGTTCATCCAGGTAAAGATTTTCATTAACACTAGAAGCTACAATTCTTGGTTCAAAGAAGAAGTTTTCCTGTCTCAAAGAAACTTCCTCAAATCCCTTATCAATGAATGATGGTTCATTGCCAGATACACTTGTTCCACTAGTAGTCCTGATAGATGGTGCAATATTGGTACCTGTTGGTTCCATAGTATTGACCTTAGGAATAATCATCTCAAAAGGAACATTATATGTTGCTCTACCTCTAGGACCACCACCTTGAGTAGTTTCATTGAAGAAGAGTTTTTTCAACCCAACTCCACTACGATCTATTCCAACATTGGTGTCACTCATATCAATCTTAACAGGATAAGTGTCAAGAGTGATTCTACTACCATTGGTAGCTGCGTTGAGATTATGAGTTCTATTAATTCTCCTCAAGGAAACACCATTAAGTTCGTACTTATAAACAAGATTGTTTATAGTATGTCTTCCTACCTGGGTGCTATCGACACCTCTAGTGATACCTGTAAGGGTGTTTCCAGACACTCCAGTGTACGCGATAACCTCATTACCAATCTTTACATAACCAGGGTTAGTTGCCCCAACTCCAATACCCTCAAACTCACCAAAGTTGGTTGGAGTTATGGAACTAGCGATTGAGATAGGTGTAGTAGCTGTGAGTGAATATTCAGCAGTTAGTTCAACTGGTTCTGTCTTTGTGTTCATTCCACTTAGGGTCACAACATTTCCAGTTGCGTGCATCCCATGGTTTCTATGGAATACATCAAAGTGAAGACCATCACTAACTTCTCTGATAGGTGATAGTAGATTAACAACTCCAGGATGATTGAGAGCTGTAGTAACACCACTATTGTTAGTATAAAGAAGAGTATTGGATGCTCCGGTGGAGAACGTACCCTGAACACCTTCGATGACTAACTCATTCTCTCCGTAAATGTCATTTACAGAAAGTTTCATACCTTCACCAAGTGAAAGATTGCCAATACTGATAGGTTGTAGAATATCACCAAGTGTATATCCTCTACCACCATTAACAATAGTAGCTCCAATAGCTATCCCATCTTTAATAGTAATGTCTGCGGTTGCATCAACTCCATTACCGGTCAAACTTGTAAGTGCTACACCAGTAAAGGTATAGTGACTACCAGAGGAGGGTGTAAACCCAGTACCAACATTCGTAAGTGTCAGTGTGCTAGTAACTGAACCAGCTAATCCAACAAATCTACCACTAGCGTTACTGCCAACCTGTGTAATCAAATTACCATTACTGATACCAGTATCTGTAACAGTAGTTCCCAGTCCAACTCTGACGGTGTTTGAAACCATCGTGAGTGGATTAGGTCTCATTACCTTATATTCATCTGGTTCTGGTGGGTTGAAGAATTGAACGGAACCATTAGGAACAAAGTCAGCTCTAAACAGTTGGAAGGTAAGATCTTCATACTGTGAAGGTGTCCATACAGAAGCGTTCTGTGACTTATACAATGAACCCAGAAGTCTCTGTGTAGAAACAAGTACCTGTCCTTCTTCTCTACCCAGTGTAGATACATCAGACTCACCGAGTCTAGAGATCCATACAGCATATTCTGTAGAGTTGGAAAGAATGATCATTGCATATTCTCTCTGTCCATTCAGATAAACAGGAGATTCAAATGTGAACTTAGTAGCAACACTAGCATCATTAGATACTGTAATTTCTTCTGGACCTTTGGATACTTCAGAGTATGCCAAGATTTTTTGAGAAGGTGTACCAAGTTCAACTTCACGAATTTGAACAGTAACAGGAGTACTATCATCTTGAGGAACTCTCTCAAAGTAGATATCCATACTGGTGAGATAGACACCACTTGTATCATCAACAATGAAGGATTGTGCAAGAGGGTCAGTATACTCACCAGTTAGTCTAGATCCTGTAGAAGTTGTGGTAGCGCTAGCCGAAGCAGAGTCACCAATAGTTCTAGTTTCGAGGAAACTATCATCAGTTTCGACTCTAGCATTTCTCAGGGAAAGTGTAACTTCCTGAGTATTGTCCATGTCACCTTGTGAGTAGAAGATCTCTTCTGCTGCGGTTGTGATAACACCAGGGACACGACTATCAATAGGTGAACTACTCAGTCTCAATCTGGATCTACCAGTTTCAAATGTGGGGTTAGATGGATCACTAGAAGCTGGTACTCTGAAGTTACCAATGAGTGTTCCTAAACGATCACCAATCAATCTAACATTAGTGACTCTAGCTTCAGCGTTACTATTAGCTCCTCTTAGGATCATATTAGTAGCAATAAATCCTACAAACTCAGGATTCGCATCACTAGCCAAACTGAAAGTATCAATATTCAGAATTGTAGAAGTTTCAGAATATGTCTCTGGAATTCTCTCTGATCTATTGTATGGACTTCTTTCGAAGATATCGGTTGGTCTATTATAGGGACCATACTTGTGGTTGGGTGTAGCAACTCTAGCTACAATAGCAGCTCTGGTAGATTCTTCATCATCATTAGTATTATCTTCAGATGGCATGATACCAGCAATTGCTTCTTCTACCTGGAAAGTTCCAGAGACCATTTCAATCTCTATCAACTTAGGTACACAGAACCTTGCTACATCCACATTATCAAAGAATGGATATACCTGAGTAAAGGGTTTCAGTCTTGTAGATGTGAACTCAATATTACGAGCTCTCATGAACTGAATAACTTCACGAGATACAATACGATCACCTAGTGATTCTGTGTCAATTTGTTCGGCTACACTATGTTGTCTACCTCTTCTTTGTTGTTGAAGATCGACACCAACTGTACCAGAAACTGTAGTTGAAACTGTAGTGTGTTCTTCTTCGACCCTAAAGCTACCTGGTGCTTGACCATTTCTACGATCAAGTTGTCTTTGTGCTCTTCTTCCACCACCTCTGAACATAGTTGCAAATTCATCTGCCGTTCCTTGTCGGGGAGATGTACTTACTTCCGTAGATGATGAAGCACTTAGATCAAAACTTACATCAACACCCATGGTTTCCCATGATTGCCAGATAACTGGAGAAAGACCAGATCTTGAACCATCAGCATGTGTTGTAACTTCAGCTCCAAGTGACTCAGCCACACCCAAGAATGAACCCTCTTGAAGGACATCACGAAGTTCCATCTGGTTAACATCAATCCAGACATCAACATCAGGTTCAAATCTTAATGAACCTTCCCAGAATCTAACAAGGAAAGGAGTTACACTCTCAACCCTAGTAGCGAAGGGTTGTCTCAACCAAGAAGTTTCACTGTAATCAAGAGTGATCATCTGACCAGATCTCTTAATATTTGTTCCAAGAATATCGGCAAATCTAGCATCCTGATTTGGTGCATTAGTTGTACCAATACCAGCTATTGTAGTGTTACCAAGTTCTAGATTAAGAGCTGTAGTAAAGTGAGAAGGTCTAAGAACCTTATTCTTTCTGTCAATACTATTTCTCACACCAATTGTAGTATCTTGGGCTTCAAGACTTGAGAAATTATCAACAAATATGCCAGACTTAAATCTATTCAAACCATTAGCATCTGGAACAAATTGATTAAGAGTTGCACTTTCCAGTTGATTCAGTGAAGTGTAGTATTCTAGATTTTTAACTCTCTGTTCAATCTTTGAAATATCAGACATCTGATATCTCTTGTGTTGGATGAATGTGGTTTTTGAATCTGAGGGTGAATAAAGATATGGAGAAAGATAAACATTAGCCAGATTCATGGCACCCGTTACCTCATCAGGAGGTGATGGATTCTCAGCAGGAGCTCCTTTTTTGACTATCAAATTACCATCTTTGTCGAGATAAACTCTATCAATTCTACCCAAATAGAAGTTATAGTCAAGAGAAATAGATTCATCAGATGCAATCACATTTGTTGAACTATGTTGTCCACCATTGAAGTTTCTACCAAAGAATTCTAAAGGAGATCTGCTACCAAGACCACCAGAGTCTTTAGATACTCTTGGTCTAGCATCAATCATATCTGATGTTCTCTCACCTTGGAATGATGTAATCTCAACACCATAATCAAATGCATTATATGAGTCAACCAGAGTGATATCACCAGTATCTGATGCATCATACTCAGCTGAGAGATAATATGCTCTCAATTTTCTTGTAGGAACTGCACTTTCCTCTTTTCTTACGATTCTTGAGAAATCATAAATTGTGTTTCTCTGTCCACTTTGGAATTTGAAGTTATTAGTGACATTTGTGCTGTTTAGAGCCAAATCTGCAACAATAGCACTTACACCAGAAATAGTAAATCTAATAACCTCTCCAGTCTCAAATTTTGAGTTATTTTCGTAGATAAAGTTAATACTTGTATTAGATTTTTTAGTAATATACTTAGCTTTAGCTCCACTAATAGATCCAATAACCTCTTCACCAATAATAAGGTCATTTGTTGTATTATTTGGACCATCAAGTGAAGCAGTGGTCATACTTGGTGATTCTGGATCATTTCCATCCAGTGATTCAAACACACCATAAAGTAACATAGCATCTGGAACACCCAAAGAGATGATAGAGTCTTGAACTCTAGTTCCAAATGGGAAGTTACCAAAAGTTAGTCCATCATTAAGAGTACTACCAGTAGTTCCAGAACCACTATCACTAGATCTGGATATAACTACAGATTCTGCTACTTTTTTGGTTTTTACCTTTGCTCTTACTCTAGATTTTCTCAAAGTAGCTGTTAGTTTAGCTCCAGTATTGTTGGAACCCAGACCATTAATGGTAAGTTGAGTTAAACCAGAGGAAAATACAAATCTGTCCTGTGTCAATACTTCAATAGAACCATCAGAACGAACTAAAGTATATCTTTCTTCGTCGAAGGGTAGGAATACTTCATTTGCATCAGCTGTAATAGTTCCAGTTGAGTTATTTGTGATATTTACATTAAATCCCTTTCTGATAACCAGGTTTGCGTTATCTAAATTGGTCGATTCAATATTATACTCTGGCATCAAGCTGTAAAGTGACTCATTATTAGCTGAATTTCCTCCACTTGTTCTCTGGAGAGAACTCTTAACAACAGAAAAGTCAGTAACTTGAACGGCAGTCGTAGGAAGACCACCTTCACGATAAGCTGTAATAGTAGTAACACCACTAACTTGAATAGAATTGGTGTTTACTTGTGTAACTTTAGCAAAACTTGGGAAATCATTCGTTGGAATAGAGAACTGAACAAGATTTCCTGTAGTAACAATACCAGGCCATGCTGTTCCTGGTGAATTTATGGTTGAAATGCCACTATGATGAGCCGTAATTGATGCAATACCAATTACTTCACTTACTTGAGGAATAATATCAGCTGTATATGTACCAGCAGCACCTACAAGTGTATAAAGTGACTGAACATCGGAGATTTCAAAGTTATGAACATCTACTGCACTTCTAGAATTGTCAGAAACACCATTAAACTCTAGTCTTTCACCAGTAAAGAAGTCACCCTGAACACAATATGCAGTAAGAGCTGTTCCAGCACTAATAGGATGTCTCAAATAAGCTGTTGCACCACTAGACTTACCTTCAATAAAGGTTGGAGTGGTTAAAGTTGCAGCCTCATTGAGTTCCAATTCAGTGTAGACTTGTAAATCAAAGAGGGAAACATCCCATCTGTTGGTATCAGGATATACGCTGTCATATGAACCAGACTCTAGAGCTGCATCATAGAATCTAGCAACGCCAATTTCCTTACCAGGAATAGCCGTTGAGTTATCTCCAACTCTAGTATCTCTGAGACTGATAACATTATCGGTATCAAATCCAAGAACAGGAGAACCAAAAGCTCTATTGACTTGAAATGATGGACCAAAAGAGAATTGAATAGATCTATTTTCCCTAAGTTTAGTAGTTCTGGGTTTCTCAAAATCAAGGAAAGTTGGTCCTCTAACTTCTACCTCATATCCTCTAACATAAGCTTTGCCTGGAGAGATCTTGTAGATACCAAGATCATCACTAGGAGTATTTCCTTGTGATGTTACTTGTCCTGGATTGTAGATACCTCTATTACCATATCCATTATTTAAACTATCATGAACAGTGGTAAGAAAGTCACGAACATAATAATGTCCAGACTCATCAAAAGTTCTTCTAGCTAATTCATCACCTAGGATATTGTATTCTGTTCCACTATTGACTTCTCTTAGAATACCATTCTGAACTTCAGCCAACTGGATAAAGTTTTGATCATCAAAATCATCAGCCAACTTCTTGAAAAGGGTGGCAGAAATCTTCAATCTATCAGCACCTGGTGCTGTATAGTTATTAAATCCCTGTGCATTATCTGTTAGAGTAGGATCTTCGTCAGAAGATACAATACTCTCTTTAACATTCAAACCAACTCTGTAGGATGGTGTATTACTATACTGATCAAGAATTAAAATTTGATCAAATACGTCAACAAAGTGTCCTCTTAAAAAATATATACCATTACTTAGTGCAAATGCACTACCAGTTGCATTAGCATTTGTGGTTAGTGCTTTAGCAAAACCTTCATTAGCCCCAATAAAGGTAGTTGCAAAAGTAATATTCTCTGTGGTGAGAAGAATCTCATCATCAAAGAATGTTTGTGTTGCAGCATCAGTTGTTGATGACTCAAAGTAGTCAACGTAGAGAGTGTAATTTCCTCTCTCTGATTCCTCGTTTGTAATATATGAACTTACTCTTGCAGTCACACCCGACTGTTGTCCAACAATCAACTTACCAATAAGTTGATCTAGATACAGAGAAACAGGAATTCCCAAGTACTCAGGTTCAATCTGAATAGCATAATAACTACTCAAGTATGACAGTTGTCCTGGAATAACTTTAGCACCTTCTCTGAAGAGGTGCGTTCCCATATCCTCAACCTGATTCTGAAGAATCGATTGAAGATTGTTTAGTTCTCTAGCTTGAACTGGGTATGCTGGTTTGAATAGAACCTTATAGTAGTTACTTTGCGGATCAAAGTCGTCAAAATAAGGAGCTACATTAAGATTAGTTTCCTGGGGCATGATTTCTTAGAACTGCAAGATAATTTTAACGTCTTCTTTCTGTGATGAAGACCTCGTAACTGAAGGTCTGTTATCAACGTAAATGATATCACCCGAGAACTTTTGACTCTCTGGATTTGCTAACCCATTTACGAAATTCTGACCCAGATAGTAGGTACGACTATTTAGAACCGTTGAGACACCTTGGAATGAGGTGTTAATTCCTAGACTGACTGAACCACCATTAATAGTGAGACTACCTCCACCGGTAATGTTAGAGGCAAATTTGTTTGATCTGAATCCATAAACTGGAGATGCGTCAAGAGTACCGTCAGAACTAAAACCTGAGTTTGTTCTATCCTGCCAATACTTCAAAACACCAGTGACTTGATCATATGATACAACTCTACCAACAGCTGTAGATCCAAGTCCAACAGTTTGTGTGATCTCAGAGTCAGCTGTAAACACTGCCGAACTATATCCAATACCAGTAAGTCTCAGTGCATAAACTGAACTAGCCTTATCAAGTGTTAGGATTGAAGATGAGTTATATGATGTTGGGTTCTCAATCATTCCAACACGAGCAAACTGGTTACCCGTAATGAAATCAGGGTTCTCAGTATCATTCTCGAATCTAGCATATGTGAGTACATTGTATGCACCCAACTCACGATAGATGTCAGACCCATGACCACCTGATGGAGGAACAATAACATTGAATACTGGTGAAGTTGTTCCAGATGGAACATTACCTGCTATCAAATCAACAGTTCCGTAAGAATATCCTTCTCCACCTTTCGATACAGTGATAGTTTCAACTTTAGAATCATTGTTGATAACAATAGTTGCTTCTGCACCAAATCCATCACCAAGAATAGGAACTCTTGTATATGTTGAGTTAGCAGTTCCCATACCAACACCACGATTTTTAATGGTTACAACTTTGAGTTGACCACTTGATGCTGCGTTCTGTCTTACAGGGGCATCATCTGTACTTGTTTCCCAGTTACTAGGAACAGGAATATAGTTAGTCGAATCAAACTTAATAGCTTGACTTGGTTTGATTGTATAGAGATACTTCCAGATGTAACCATCACCACTGTTACCTGCCTCCCTAGGTTCCAGATCGGTGAATGTTGGTTCATCCAATGAAGGTCCACCCACAAAGTTATTTTCTGGAGTGGCGTTATTATACAAACAAATATAAACTCTAAAATCAGAGTTCATAACATAATAGTTTGCTGAGTAGATATCAAACGAACCCGATGGTTGTGATGGGTTATTTCGAGTGATATCACTTCTCCACATATCGTAAGTGATACCTGAAGCCCACTGAGTTTTTCTTACAACTTGACTGACATCAGAAGAGTTAATCTTCTTCATCGCCAACATTGTATCCCAATAATCATTAGCCTGATCCAAACTATCCTTCGGAGCAGGAGGACTAGTATCCCAATCAGATTGATAATCTTCTGGGTTGGGAAGTCCAATAAATGCATAGTAAGAATTAGAGCTGGTTTGGACACCAGCCACAAAATTCTTCGCATTTAAGATACGAAGTTGATCAGTAATTATTGCAGCCATTTTGGAAGGACTTTTTGTTATTTATAGTGGTTTATGCTGTATAATCTCTGAATTTCAGAGGTTCAAATCTGGACACCAATCCACCAGTAGAAATTCCACTAACTCCATTGTTTCCGTAGAAGTTAAAAGTGAGTGGTTCAGTTCTACCACCGAATTGAATCTTACCCCAACTGTAATTGCCCATCTCAGATTTGGATTCAAAACCGAATGTTCCAGGTTTATCAACATTCACGGTAATTCTTTGAATAGCCGTAACACCGATACCACCGACATTCTGATCTCTTCTTTGTGAAGAGATAACCTTGTATACATTATCAACAGAAGTAGTTCCAATACCAACGGTAGATCCTGAACCATCCTGTGAGGCAAATGTGTCAGCTATAGAAACATTCGTATTAAAGATAGTTAAGTAATCATTAGTTGAGATAGAACTAATAGTGACACTTGATCCAACATACTCAGCATCTCTCATGAATGATTGAACTGGAATGTAGAGATCGAAGTAAAGTTGATGTTGAGAACCAGTGGAAGTAGTTCCCAGACCAACGATATTTCCATAATCACCTGTGTAACTATCAACTTCAATTTCTTCTCCTACAAGAGTTGGTTCAGAGATAAGAACCAAAGGAGAATTAGTATTTGTATAACCAGTTCCAGGATTGGTCATACTTACAACACCAACACTACCACCTGACAATGTGAGTGTTCCTGTTGCTCTTGTTCCATCAGAAGGATTAGCGATACTCAGTGTTGGAGCCACAGTGTATCCAGATCCAACATTAGTTATATTGATAGAGACAGTTCCAAGTCCAGAAACAGTAGCTGTAGCAGATGCTGAAACTGAAGTATCCTGTGATAAAATCCTAATTTTATTTTGGAAATCTCTATCACCAGATTCACTGTAAGTATTGAATAGAGGTCTTACAGTATCAACATAGGCGATTGTTGAAGCCAAACTAATTGGTTGAATCAGATAAGAAGTTGGATAAATTAGGGGTTCATATTCAACTCTATCCTTACCTATTTCTTTTCCATCAATGATCTTATCGATCTGTTGCTTACACCACGTCAGAGGTCTACTGAGAGTTGTATCATTAGTAACACCAGGACCACTATAGGTAGTGGTTTGAACACTGTCAATAGTATTAATACCAACAACAGTTCTCACATCTTCATCCAATCCAGTTCCCTGTCCCTGTTCTGGATTATTGTTGATATCTAATGTATCACCAGTTTTAACTGTTTCCAGAATATCAGTGAATACAACATCAACATCACCACTACCCTTATAGAATAGTACCTTTGAACTATCACCAGGTTCTGGTGGTTCAACAAACTGAACAGTACCACCACCAGTAAAGTTATATGCAACTTCTGGTTGTTGAAGAACATCATTGATGAAGATCAATAGTGTTTTGTCAACTTCAATAGGTGATCCAGGTGCCGATTGAATTGATAGTGCGACATCGTTGACTGATAATCTGAAACTTCTATTCAGACCATCAAATTGAGAATCAAAGTTGTCGAGAACCTGAAGAACACCAATAGAGAAACCATTGAAATCATCTTGATAGATTTCATCAACAGTAATCTGGAACTCACTAAAAGTTCCACTGGTAGGAATACCAGTTGCTCCACCAACAGGAACAGTTAGAATCTCACCATTACCATAAGCGAAACCTTCCTGTTTCAGTTGATAATCAACAACACTACCACCAGCTCCAACTTGAATATCAATAGTCGCGGATTGACCAACACCTTGTACAGAACTTCCACTATAGACCAGAGGAATGTTTGTATATGAAGCAGGATCATCAATTACAAGTTCAGGTAAATTAGTAGAGGTATAACCAGATCCAGGGTTAGTAATCGTAACACCGGTAACATTACCACCAGATACAGTAGCTTTACCAATAATTTGAATATTAGGAGTTCCAATACTAGAAGTCTGAACACCAACAAACACTGTTCCTAATCCTGATCTGTAACCAGATCCAGAGTTACCAATACTTACAGAGGTAATTGTTCCAGCTGTAGATACAGTAACTGTACCACCAGCTCCAATCAAAGGTTGATATCCACCACCTTCTGTGGATCCAATAGAAACAATAAAACCACCAATAGGAAGATTGCTTCTATTAGGATCATAACCAAAAGCTGCTCCACTCTCTTCAAATCTGATGGAAGAAACACCAGAGGCAGTTTCAGAAAGATCATAGGTTCCTTGATTAGCCTGTGCACCTTGTGGTTCCTGGAAGATATTGTTGATCAGAATAATAGCGTTATCTGTTGAGAACCCTGTAGTATTCTGACCTTCACTAGTAAGTCTAAACTCACTTCTAAGACCAGTGAAGTTATTTGATACATCATCAAATACGTGGTTAGCAAAATATGTCTCTTTGTCAGTATTGACAGGAGCGGTTCTCATAAAGGTTCTACCTTGGAAGGTAGAATGTGTAGTCAGACCAGTATAATCTCTTTCAGAGGGTGAACCAGATGTAGTGGAGAGTGGGATAGCTCCATATGGTGGAGAGATAAAGTTCAGAGTGCTTCCAACAATATTATAAGTACCACTCATCTTAGTGATAGTAGATCCAACACCATGAGGTTGTAAGTTTGTTCCAAGTTGTCCTCTCTGAACAGTTAGATTTCCGGCTCCAGCAACACCAACCGAAACAACACGCATCACCTCATCACCAATCTTAATCAGATCAGCTGCAGCAATAGATGTAATGCCAGTAGTTGGGA